TACGGGTTACGTGCGGATGCTGAATCCGCCGTCGTGTGCCCGTTGCTCGATCCTTGCTGGCCGCTTCTACCGCTGGAACAACGGTTTCCTGCGGCACCCTAAGTGTGATTGTGTCCATGTTCAGACGACCGCTAAGGCCGCGGCTGCGGCTGAGGGCCTAGTGCACGACCCTTACGAGTATTTCAAGTCGCTGTCCCCCGAGGAGCAGGACCGGAATTACACGAAGGCGGGCGCTCAGGCGATCCGTGACGGCGGCGATCTGTTCCAGGTGGTGAATAGTCGCCGCGGGCTGAAGTATGCCGGCGAGTCTGCTGACGGGTCACGCCGCGGGCAGAAGGTATTGGGCTCGTTTACGTCTGAGGGCACGACGAAGCGCGGCAACTTCCGCGCTACGAGCGGTGAGCTTACGAGGGGTAGGCGGCTGACGCCGGATGCTATCTACAAGCTGAACGGCGACAACCGTGCCGCGGCGTTGAAGGACCTTGAAAAGTACGGGTACATCCTCCCGGGTGGTCAGAATCCTTTGGGTTCGATCACTGGTCAGCGTGAGGGCTACGGCGCCCTTGGGCATGGCGGCGCTTATGGTGCGGCGCGTAAGCGTGTTGAGGATGCTATCGCTCATGGCCGGGATCCGAACGCGCGGGCGACGATGACTGAGGCTGAGCGGCGCTTGTTCGACGCTAAGGCCCGATGGGAGCTCGTGCAGAAAGGCGTGAACCCATACGGGGCGCCTTCGATGACGCCACGGGCGAAGATCAACACTTCTCCCCTGACGCCGCAGATCGCCGCTCAAGTTGAGAAGGACTACCGCCGCTGGGTTGCTACTGGCGGGCAAGTCTTCAAGTAGAACTCCCCGAGTAAAGCGGGGCGGGTTGCGCCCGTTATAGCGCTTTGTGGAGTTGGTGAAGTGGTATCACGTCGGCCTCCAAAACCGAAGTCGCAGGTTCGATTCCTGCACGCTGCGCTTTCCTATTCCGGGATGGATGAGGAATTACAAAACGATCAGATCAGGAGGCCGTGATGGCTGACGAACTACACACGAATGACGAGGCGGACGCTGAGGGCGTTGAATCCGGCGCGACGGATGAGACAACCACGGAACAGGATGGCGCGGAGTCCGATAAGGACGCTGAACTTGCCAGGATCCGGGCCGCTCTCGCCAAGGCAAACAAGGATGCGGAACGGCTGCGCCTCAGGGAGAAAGAACGTGAGGACGCACAGCTGACCGAGTTTGAGAAGGCTAAGCGTGATGCTGATGAAGCCCGATCCGAACTTGAGAAGCTGCGTTCCGCTAAGGTCCGCGCTGATATCGCACTGGAGCTTGGCTTGCCTGCCAAGTGGGTTACCCGCCTTCACGGCGAAACTGAGGATGAGTTGCGTGCGGATGCCGCAGAAATCCTCGCTGATCTGAACAAACCGAAGAAGCCGGCCCCGGACGCCTCACAAGGCGCGCGGACGACGGCTCTTTCGGAAGATGACCAATTCTTTGAATCCATTTACGGAAAGGGGTAACAGCCATGGCTGAGTACCTGCCTATTCGGACGCCTGGTGACGCTCTCGTTGCTACGGCTTCTGCTTCTATCACTGGCGGCAACCTGGTTGCTGTTTCTGGCAACGGCACTGTTGCTACTGCGGGCGCCAACGCCCTGAACTGGGTCGGTGTGGCGGCGTTTGACGCTGTCAACGGCGACTCTGTGACCGTTTACGCGGGCGGCGTGCAGGAGCTTACTGCTTCAGGCGCTATCACCGCGGGCGATCTTGTTGTTTCTGCGGCTTCGGGCAAGGTTTCCTCGCTCGCCGCTGTCACGACTCCGACTGCCGGCGATGTTACCGGTACCCGCGCTGTCGTGGGCGTTGCCCTGACGACCGCTGCGGACACCGCCAAAGTCCGCGTCAAGTTCGAACGCTGACCCGGTAGAGAGAGAAAAACACTATGCCTAACGCATTTCCCCCCGCGTCGCCCACCATTTCCGGCGACTACCTGACTGTTTCCCGGTTCCTGAACACGCCGACCCTTGTGGCCCGGCGCATGCGGACTCTGGCTGAGCAGCGACTTATCGCTACGTCCATCCTGACCGGTCGCGAGACTGTTTCCGGTGGCGCCATCTCGTTCGAGCAGAACGAGGGCCTGTTCACTGACCGCCCGGTTGAGGCCGTCTCCCCCGGTGGCGAGTACCCGATCACGACCGTTGGCGACGGCACTGCGCAGCTCGCCAAGGTTGTGAAGTGGGGTCAGGACACTTTCGTCACTGACGAGTCCGCAAAGCGTAAGGCAATGTCTTCCGTTGACAAGGCCCTGCTGAAGCTCATCAACTCCGCCGCGAAGAACGTTGACACGGTCGCATTGGCCGCTATCGCGTCTTCTGTCACTCAGACTCAGGCCGCTGCGGCTGCTTGGGGTGCCGCTTCCGGCGTTCAGATCCTCCGGGACATCCTGACCGCTAAGGCTGCCCTTTCTGCCCTGAACCAGGGCTACGAGGCTGACACTTTGATCGTGAACGACGCCTCTTGGGCGCTGCTCGCCTCGGATCAGGTTCTCATCAACGCTATCGCCCGCGAAACCCAGTCCAACGCTGTCGTCACCGGCAACTTCGAACTGATCGCCGGCCTGCGGATCATGCGGACCCCGAACCTGCCGGCTTCCGGCGCGTGGATCCTTGACTCTGCCCAGCTCGGCGGTATCGCTACCGAAGACCTCGGCGGCAACTACGACAAGGTTGACGGCATCCTCGAATCCAAGTCGATGCGCGATGACGACAACGATCAGTGGCGTCTGCGTGCACGCGCCGTGGCCGTGCCGTACATCAACGAACCGAATGCGGCTATCCGCATCACCGGCATCTAGGAGGCCCTTTCATGGCTGTTCGTAACGCGCAGGCCCCGGCGTCTGAGCCTGAAAAGGCTGAGGCCCCGGATGAGGCCGTTGAGGCTCCCGCGAAGAAGCCCTTCACGGTCGTTGGCGCTCTCGCCATCGTGAAGGGCACTGACGGGAAGGTGAAGTACCTGTATCGGGGCGCAACTGTTCCGGAGGGTGTTTCTTCGGATGAGGTTGACCGGCTCGTCGAGCTTGGTCTTATCGGTTCTTAGTAGTTAGGGAGGGGGCGTCATGTATTTCGACGTATATCCGGAGGATGTCGCTGCGGGGTGGCGCCCCCTTACCGACGTTGAGTTTGCTACGGCCAAGAGGCTCATCACTGAGGCGGGTGTTCTGCTCACAGTCTCGGTGCCTGGTCTTGAGGGTAAGGATACCGGCGTTGTGAATCTGGTCGTGTGCCGGATGGTTCGCCGGGTGTTGAAGAACCCTGGCGGGTACCGGGTCCGGAGCGAGTCGATTGATGACTATTCGGATGGCGGCACTATCGACTCTTCGCTTTCGACGGGCGAGTTGTACGTGTCGGATCAGGAGCTTGGGTGGCTTGGTGTGAAGCCGGCTTCTGCTACGAGCCGGGCGTTTGAGATTCGGCCTCGTTCGTGAGTGCGGTTGACGCTGCTCTCCGCGGACGCCTGTCCGCTGAGGCGCTGATGTTGGACGAGTGCACGGTGACGCGTCCTGGAGATCCGGTGACGGATCCTGACACGGGCAATGTTACCCCCGGCTCAACGCCTGTCTATAGCGGCCCGTGTAAGGTGCAGCAAACCATTTCGCAGGCGTCTAACCCTTCGGCTGGTGGACATCAGTTTACGGTGCAGGATTCGCGGGTTGATTTCCCGGTGTCTGCTGGCCCGCTGGCGGTGTCTGATTCTGTGACGATTACGGCTTCGGCGTTGGACCCGCAACTTGTAGGGCGGGTTTTCCGTGTTGACGAGTTGTTCCATAAGTCGTTTGCTACGGCCCAGCGCACACGGGTGTCTGAGGTGGTCGCGTGAGTGATGGCACTGCTGAACTGCGGGCGTTCGCGACGAACCTCGGCAAGGTTGCTGGTTCTGCTGTGAAGGATGTTGATGCTGTCCTGAAGAAGGGGGCGCAGAACATCAAGAACGAGATGCAGGCTGACGTTAGCGGTTCGCCTCACTTCAAGGGCATGGCGGGTTCGATCACTTATGACTCGCATTATTTGCCTGGTCGGGCGCGGTACGTGATCGGGCCGGATAAGGGCAGGCGCGGTGGTGCGCTTGGCAATATCTACTATTTCGGCACTAGCCGTGGTGGTGGTTCGGGTGACATTGATAAGCCGTTGCGTTCTGAGGAGCCGCGGACAATGTCGGCGCTTGAGGCGTTGGCTGAGCGATGGGCGGGTCAGTTATGACGGGTGATGCGCTGGCTGCTGGTTTTGAGGCGCTGATCACGGGCGCGACAGTTTATAAGGACAAGGTGCCGTCTACGCCGTCGTTTCCGTACGTGTTTGTGGTGACGAACTTCCCGACTGTTGCTGAGCGTTCCAATGCCCGGTCCGTGCTGGCTCGTGTGCTGAAGTCGCGCACTCAGGTTGTTGGGCTCACGGGTGCGTCTGTGCGGATTGTTGCGCAGAAGCTCACGGACGCGTTGGAGGGTAAGCGCCCTGACGTTCCTGGTTGGGTGTTGGGCTCTATTGAGTCGGTCGCTAACGAGCAGCCCATGTTGCCGGATGAGGACGTGACTATCAACGGTCAGCATCCCCTCTATCAGCCCTTTGACTGGATCCTGACAGGCTCCCAAGTCTAATCCGAAGCCCCGCACCACGGGGCTTTTTTCATGCCCTTAGGAGGCCCCTTGTTCGTCAGGGTGAAAGACAAAGAAACCGGGCACGAGTTCGACGTGCCCGAAACGGACTGGCGGATCAGTGAGGGAATCCTCGCGCCCGTCAAGAGTGACCGCTACCCCGCTGTGGACCGGCCACGCCCCCCGAAGCACAACATACAGCCCATTCGGGCACCCAAGAAAGAGGAAAGCTAAATGGCTGTTGATATTCCGAGTACACCGGCTGACGGTAACGTTCTCGTCAAGCTCGTCCCTGCTCTCGCTGACACGTCCGCGCCGAAGCTCACTGAGCTGAACGTCGCCGGCGCTGTGGACATTTCCTGCTACCTGACGGGTGGCGGTTACAAGCCGTCCCTGTCTGAGCAGGTCATCACGGATGAGCGTCTTTGCACGACTCAGACGTATGAGCAGAAGGGCCGTTCGCAGCGTGGCCTTGAGGTTGAGTACATCGACAACACGAACTCGCCGAACGCGCTGACCTTCAACAAGGCGAAGGACACCCTGGTTCCGGGCACTGCTCAGTACCTGGTTGTGCGGACGGGCCTGCCCTACACTACCGCGCTCGCTGTCGGCCAGAAGGTGACGGTTTACCCGATCACACCGGGCGAGTACAACGAGATGGCCCCGGAAGCCAACAGTGTCCTGAAGCTGGGGCAGAAGCTGTTCGTGACCGGTCAGGTGAAGATCAGCGCGACCACGGTCGCCTAACTTCGCTGCTTGATACCCCTGTTCGCCCGTGTGTTGTGGGACCGCGGGCGAACAGGTCAAGTCCCACTTGTCCCGCTAGAAGACTTTAGGAGTGGCCGTTATGGCTCTTGTTGTGAAGCGTCCTGAGACG